TGGCCAGCGTCGCCATCTGCTGCCCACGCCAAGAGGCGGACATTTTCCACGCCTCTTCGTTTTTGCCGGACAGGGTGAACTCCTCAACATAGGCGTAGACCAGTTTCTTCAGGTCCGCCGTGCTGATTTGGTTGCCTAGTTCCAGCGTGTACGTCTTGATCGGGTTGGGCGTAGCCGTGAGCGAATACAGGTACGTGCGCAGGTAAGCCGGCCCGGCGCCAGGCGTGGCATTCATCATGCCCGCTTCCAGGATGTGCGCCACCTGCTGTGTGGTCAACTCCGTCTCCGGCATCGCCAGTTTCGCACCGAGCCACGTGTCATACGTGCGCGTGGTGGGCGCAATCAGGCCGATGGACTCCTCTGCGATGTTGCGGTTGCGATCATCTTCGGGCGACCCGAACGGCCCGCGCCAGACGATGGTAGCAGCCACCGCCGTACCTGCAGCAGCTTCACGCCCCATCTGACACAGGTTGTATGGCCAACCGGCATATATTTTCGCCATCTACTCCTCCAGTGCCGGTTGTGTCGCCGGCGCATCCTCGTTCGGAATTTCGTACAACTGGCTTGCGTGCGGACTGGTCAGGATGAGCGCTTTGTGTTCGTTCCATTCCGCTTGCGTCAAGTCGCGCGCGGGCACTCCAAACAGGTAGGAGCCATCCCCGATGTACCGCACTACTCTCGGCTCCGCTACATCATTCTCATGATTCATTGATCTTCACCGTCACCTCGAACCGCATACCGTAGTAGATTTGGTCACCGTAGCGCAGCGGTAGCGCCTTGTACGTCACTGGCCAGTTGATGTGCGACACCGCTCCGCCGAGCGTCATGTCAGCCTTGAGCGCTGCGAACATTAGATCTGGCCAGACCTTCGCAGCGTCAACCGCCTGGGGCAACACTTGGCGAGCATGGTAGATCTCTACCGCCAGCGTGTGCAGACTCACCCCACCCGCCGCCGATGCTGACAGTTGCCCACCCGTCACGTAGACGATGGCCGATGGGAATTCGCTGATAGACTCAGGCGGATCGGCGTAGGCCCGTTTCATGCCGGTCAACCCGGTCACCGCCGTGCGCAGTCCGTCAATCGCAGCGTCAAGGCTCATAGCAACCGGTACCCCACGCGGGACACGGAAAGCAGCGCGACTACCTGCTTCGGTATCGCCTCGCTGTAGATCAGCTGCCCTAAGTCCTGATTAGCTGTCGAATCCTGCAACGCCGCCTGATAGCGTTTGAACATCCAGCCGGCCAGCATGGTTGTCGCTTCTACGACCGCGGTCGGCGGCGTAGCAGACCAGCCGAACTTACCCGTCACCGCTACCAGACCGTCAACCGTCCACGTCCACACGTAGCCGCGACTGGGTAGCAGCATAATCTGCCAGTAGTGCAGGCTGTTGAGCGGCATCAGGCGGTAGACGTTGCTTGGCAGCGTTACGCCAGTGGCATCTACCAGCGTCGTTACCGACAGGATCGGCATGTCGAGCGTGAGTACGCCGTCGATGCCGACATCCTCTTGGTTGTAGTAGCGCGTGGAATCAGTCGTCACCGCAAAGCCGCCGTCCGGCACGTTGCAGTACTGGTCAATCCAGTTGCTTGCGGACGCGGCCAGCGCGGTCAACTGGCTATCGTAGTCAACGACCGTGATATTCAGCGCCGTCTTGATCTGCGTGTTCGTGCAGTATGCTGCCATGCGACCTCGATTAGCCTAGCGCCACACCGTGAATGTCGCTGGCATACCATACGCCGTTGTAGGCAACGATCATCATGCTGTTGCCCTTGGCGGCGGTAAACGTTGCTACATCGGAAGCCGTCGAGCCGCTGTTGAAGCCGGGCGAGGTCTGCGTCACTGTGTGCGCATACGCCGTGCTAGTGATGATGTTGATGATGACACCATCATGCGTTCCAGCCGTGGGCGCGGCCAGCGTCAGCGCCGCCGCGCTGGCCTTCGTGATAATGACGGTGCTGTCTTCGATGTTGATGGCGCCGTCTGCGCTGGCCAGAACGACATTCGGCTTGATGTCATTATCCTGCGCAACGCCTTGCTTGAGATTGTAAAGCCGTGGCATGTCTATCTCCCTTGTCTACCTGGACAGGATGATTAGTCCTGTCCAGGTTGTGTCATGCGAATGCGCCGCCTTAGACGCCCGTAATGCCGTAGGTGATGGCCGACGCTTCGTTGTCGCGGAACGTTAGGCCAACACGCATGTTGCACACGATGATGGACGAATCGCTCCATGGGTCGCGCGCAATCTCGAACGTCATGCGGCGCTTGTAGGCCAGCAACCACTGATCCCAGCGCACGGCCAGAATCGAGCCGGTCGTGTTGTTGGCTGCCGTGGTCAGGTCAACCTTGCCCGAAGTGTTCGCCTTCAGGCCATAGGTCGCATCCTGGTTGGCACGGTGCATGTTGGCGCTGACGCCCACGTCATAGCCATAGATGTTGGTCAACATCCCCTGCTCGACCGTGGGCGCTACGAACACGTCGCGGGTCTTGACCTCAGCCAGGTCGAGCGCCTTCCAGTTTGTCCACATGTCAATGATGAACCCGACCGACCGTTTGTCGGCTGCGTTGCGCCCGGCAAGGCCCAACAGTTTCACCGTCTCTAGGAACGCCGTCACGCCGATGGCACCGCCCTGCGACCGGCTGTTGCCCGTGTTGGTGACAAGGCCAAGTTTGCGCAGACCATCAAACAGCAGGTACACGTCCGTGCTGCCCGGCGTGCCACCGATGTTGTTGATGTTCGTGGTTGCGGCGGTAGCGGTGTCGCCGTCGATGATGACGTGCTCCAGAATCTCGCCACCCTCTTTGGTCAGGTCAGTGCGGATGAAGTTCACCCACGGAATGAGCGAATCCTCCTCCAACTCGCCGGCGTAGGCAACCGCCGCCCCGAGCTTCGATGCGGTCACGCTCTTGTTGATCGTGCCCGCCTTGCTCGTGGTGTAGGTCGCATTCGGGCGACCGGGGTTGGCAGCCTGGTCAATCGCCTGCGCGACCTTGTAGAAGGTGGCGCTGCCGCCCTGGATGGGCAGGGTCATCGTGTCGGCACCGGGCGGGATCTCGATCGTCGGGATCTTGTTCGCTACCCAGGTGGCCAGACGAATCTTCTCCCACAACTGCGAGTTCCACACCGTCGAAACCCACTCGTCGCCGTAGTTGCTGAGCGTGGCGTTCTGGATTTCGTTCGCTTTCAGCGCCGTCTCGCGGATGCCAGCCTCGCGCATGGCGGACTTGGCCGCCACGTGCACATCTTCCTTGGAGCTGTCGATCTTGAGCGCCAGCGCCTTGAACGCATCCTCTTTCGGTCCTTGACTCAGGTTGGCACGCTGTGCGGCCGTGGTCAAGCCGATGAGGATGGACGTATCCTCAGCCGACAGGTTGTCGTACTTCTTCATGGCACCGTAGTGCATGACGGCAGGCGCTGCGGAGCCGGGCGTCCATCCAGGCAAGCGCCGCGCTGCCACATCCTGTGCGGTCATCTCGGCCATCTTGGCCGCCACACCAGCGTTGATCTTCGCTTCCATGTCCGCTTCGGCCTTGACCTTGGCAGCATCCTCATCTTCTTTGCGCTTGAATTCTGCGGCCATCGCGGCGCGCAGTTCTTCGAGAGTCATCTCTGTATCCTCCATCTTCGCTTGATTGCCCATTCGTTTGGCCGCTCCCGACGCTACCGCAGGTGCACTTTGCTGTTCGCCTTTTGCACCCGCCTCTGGTCCATCGGTCACATTGCCATCTATGTCATCAGGCCAGGTCAATCCCGCCTGTGCATATACCGCTTTCAACACCGGCACCGCCACCGCGTACTGGTTGGCCGGCTGTCGCTTGCCCACCGCATCAATCAGGCTCAACTCTGCCACTGGCCAGTGCGTGATCTTGCTGCCGGCGTAGCGTGCCAGATGCAAGATGCTGCCACTGGACGCCCGGGCGATGCCTTTGAGCGCAGCATCCCAGATGCGATGGGCGTAGGCGTTGGTTTTGTCCAACACGACGCGGAACCATACGCCGTCCGCTTTGATCTGATAG